CCCATAGAGTTTAACTCGGCAGAGTGTGAGAGATTTTATCCAAATGCCGCAGCTCAAGAAATTGAGCGGGGAGTCGATTCACCATTGTGGATCGGGATATTGAGTATCCGGCCAGTTGGCCGTCGCTTCGGCGAACGTAGGGACTAGCAGTAGGATAGAGCTGCTGGCCTCTATGGGAGAAAAAGACGGGGCGTGCGCGTCGTTTACAGACACTACAAAAATGTTCGTCGGGAGGCGATTATGGAACTCAGAGACCATCAAGTAAAAGCGATCGAAATGATCCGGGAGTCATTCAAGCAGGGGAATCGCCGGGTAATGCTGGCGGCTTGCTGCTCGTTCGGGAAGACGATAACGGCAGCTTATATGATGAAGTGCGCAGCGGAGTCTCGCCGCGTTATCTTTCTCGCAGACAGGGTTAAGCTCGTCGAGCAAACGATGAACGCATTCGAAGCGATGGGATTAGACTTCGGAGTGATTCAAGCCGATCACTGGAGGACAGACCCCAGAAAGCAGATCCAGATCGCATCGATCCAAACGATCGCCAGACGCAGACGACCGCCAGAGTTCGACTTCGCTATCGTCGACGAAGCTCATACGCCGTGGAAGGTCGTCACTGATTTAATGGATCGCTACTCGAACGTAAAGTTCGTGGGATTGAGCGCAACTCCATACTCGAAGGGATTGGGTAAATTCTGGGACGATCTGATCGTGCCATGCACTGCTGCTGATCTACTGGGAAAGGGTTATCTCGCCCCGGTTCATTACTACGGCGGCGCGAAGATCAGCACGAAGGGACTTAAATCGAAAGCTCTCTCAACTGGCGGCAGCGACTTCGATCCCAATGATCTCGCCCGGGCCACAGAAGAAGATCTGCATCTCACTGGCGACATCATTCGCAACTGGCTCGAACACGGGGAGAACTCGCAGACGATCGCATTCTCTCCATCAATCAAGCACTCCAAGTATATGGTCGAGATGTTCCGAGCTGCGGGAATCTCAGCGCAGCACATCGACGGCTATACCGACGAGAAGACAAGAGCGGAACTCTACCGGGGACACGAAGCCGGGGAGTTTAAGATTCTCAGTTGCTCGAAGCTGCTCGGAGTTGGATACGACAGTCCCAAGACCCGGTGTCTCATAGATTGCAGTCCATCGAAATCGGCGATCGCCTACCAGCAACGCGCTGGACGAGTGCAGAGACTGCATGAATCGAAGCCGTATGCGATCTATCTCGATCACGCCGGGAACGTCGGACGCTTCGGCTATGCTCACACGATGGAAGTGTCAGAACTCGACAATGGCGACCGAAAGTTCGCAGAAAAGAACCAGCTCAAGAAAAAAGACAAAGCCGACGGTTCGACCAGAGAGTGCCCGCGCTGTCAGAAAATCATGATGGGACTTCGATGCGCTTGCGGCTACGAGCTGACAATCACCGAGCGGCTCGAATCAGATAGCACGATGCTAGTCAGGATCGACGATAAGCCAGCGGCTCCGAGCAAAGCCGAAAAGTCTATGTGGTACTCGAATCTTCTCAGGCACTCTCGCCAGAAAGGATGGAAAGACGGCTGGGCATCGCACAAATATAAGAAGCGATTCGGCGTCTGGCCGAAGGGTTTATCGGTAAATTTGAAGGCAGAAATCGTCCCGGAAGTCGCAAATTGGATAAAATCTCAGCAAATTGCCGCTTCTAAGTCGCGGAAATATAACAAGTTTTAAAATAGTGAACAAAAATGTGAAAAAAGTTGTACAAAAGTGCTCGGTTCGGGTTATAAATACTCCCGACAGCAACACAAACACACTTATCGGGAGATACAAAATGAACATCTACACTAAAAACATTGCCGCACTTTTGAAGGTTACAATCGAAGAAGCAGTAAAAGTTCAGGATAAAATGGAAATTAACGGAGTGGATTTTTCAGAAGTTTCTACTCGCACTTTCAATAAAGAAGCGAGAGCGGCAGCTCAAGAAATAGCATCTTCTTTTTTAACTAAAGAGCAAATGGTTGAAATACTTCAAGCCAATAAAATCTCTGAATGTACTCCACAGCAAAAAGCTCAAGTGATGGCTTTCGCTTTTGGTGATGATTTTATGAATAGCGAAGATAAAGGTTCGGTGGCGTTTTATGGGTAATTCAATAACGGAACGCGATCTGATTACTAACACGCTCGCACTTGCCGCCATTCTATTGGTCTTCACGGCTCTTTTGATTGTAGGCGCTACAGACGCAGACGAAGCAAGCATTGAGGAGTCTCTATATTGCGAGATGACGGCTTTATTTATTGAGACTGATGGCGAGTTCGGGTGGCCTAAGTATAATGAAGAAATTAAATGTGAGGAATAAGAATGAAAGCGATCACGATATATCGGGCGAAGAATCTTGATCTAGCCGTTCATCGGCAGGAAGCAATGCCGAACGGTATTCAGTTATCCGAGCAGCAGTTAAATGCTTGGCGAGACTTAGAAGGGTTTCTCGGTTTTAAGCGAGAATACTTCAACGGCGACGATGGAAATATTTGGCTCATCGCAAACTCGCTGTTTCTCTACAAAGTCTCGCCGGATGGTTTCTCTGACATTCATACCCGCAACGCTCTGGGAGAGCCGTTCCGCGAGAAAGTTCGCATAGTCGGCATTTTGCGTCAGAACGAAGACAGCAAAGAACTGGTATTCGATTCCGAGATCTTCGATAACACTGACGAGCACCGATCGTATGCTCGCAAGAACAATCTGCTGCTGGCTTAGGAGGCTAAAATGGGTAAAGATCCAGTAATGGTCGATCTCGACCGCTATCTGACAGAATGTGAAGAAGATTACGTCGATCCGTATGATTTAGAACGTGATCGAATGGAGTATCTTGCAGACCAGATGGAAGATTACGATTCAGAGTTTTAACAGCTAATTAGCAAATAACGCCCGGGAGGCATTTATGAGCAACAAACTAGACGCAGCAATCAAGCGCAACATCGAAGACCATCTCTCAGACTATATACAGTTTGGCGAGTTCGACCCATCTCTCTCAGCGCTCGAATGCGTAGCGCACAAGATCAACACTTATTCCGACTCCAGTTCGGTCTATGAAGCCATCGACGGCGATCCAGTGCTCGCCAAGAATCTATTCGCTATGGTCATGGAGCGCGAGTATTTCGATGAGACCGAGACTCGGATCGCTATGCGTAAGTCACTAATGGCTCAGGCATCGCGTAAACTGCTCGAATACGAAGCGTATGCGTGGCGGCTATGGGAGAATCGCAACATCGAGCCAGCAAATCCAGAAGACCCGGACATTGACGTCCAGATGCTGGAACTAGAAGCGCTCGGAAAGCTGATCGCCGACTTCGAAACGGAGTTCTCAAAAGCATGAATTATTATAATGAATGGGATTCTTTCGCGGCCGATTGGCTGCGAGAGCTAATCAAAGACGGATTGATTCCAGATGGGGAAGTCGATAACAGGAGCATTGCAGATGTCAGACCAGAAGATCTTAAAGAGTTCACTCAGTGTCACTTTTTCGCCGGAATCGGTGGATGGTCGAGAGCATTACAGCTCGCAGGATGGAGTTCAGATCGAGCCGTCTGGACTGGAAGCCCTCCATGCCAGTCATTCTCTACAGCCGGGAAAGGAAAAGGAAAAGACGACGAGCGACATCTCTGGCCCGTCTTCTTTAATCTCATCCGCGAGTGCCAGCCTCCAACAGTCTTTGGAGAGCAAGTTGCGGCAGCTATTAGATATGGGTGGCTCGACGATCTACAAATTGACTTTGAGAAAGAAGGATACGCCGCAGGGGCGTTCGTACTTCCATCTGGCGGCATCGGTGCCCCGCACAAAAGAGAACGACTCTTCTTCGTGGCTGACTCCAACGACAAGCGACACGAATGGAGTCAGGAAGCCGGACGGGAAGCGCGGTCTGGGACTGAATACGCAAGCTCAGTCAGCATGGCCAACTCCGGCGGCCCGGGATGGGAAGGGAGTATCGGGTCCCGGTCGACAGGAGAAGAAGAATCATCCGAGCGATACAGTTCCGAATGCAGCAGCGACGGTTCCGTGGGCAACTCCGACAGCCACAGATCCAAATCGCGGGACGAAGCCGCCGAGACCGCAGGACACGGGAATCCCATTAACTCAGCAAGTATCCGGTCTGACTCCGTGGGCAACTCCCAACACGATGGATCACATGAAGCAGAGATCGGACGAAGCACTGGCTCGGGCAAAGCAAAAGGCGGGATGCTCGAATCTAAAAGACCAGATTCCTTATTCTGGGGAAGCTCAGAAGTCATCTACTGCCGAGACGGAAAGTATCGCCCCATCCCAACTGAACCCGCGCTTTTCCCTCTGGCTGATGGGATACCCAATCGAGTGGGCATATTGCGCGGAGCGGGTAACGCCATCGTCCCGCAAGCGGCGGCCGAAATCATAAAGGCGTATTTATCATGATTTTATTCGATAAGTTCGAAGACGCTCTGGAGGAAGCCGAGTGGTGCGCAAAGACTTACCGCGCGATTTACTATATCGTCGTCTGGAAGGGGCAATTCCGAGTAAGCAGGAAGCGCAGAATTCAGCTCACTAGAGCGCGGCTCGAAGTAGGATTCGGGGAGGCAGAGAAATGAGCGACGGATCATGGGCTGGCGGCAAAGGCTCGAAGCCGAGAAAGGTCGACCGAAAGAAGTTCGACGATAATTACGACCGGATATTCGGCAAGAAAAAACCGGGTGAAAATGTGGAAAATTGCAAAGAAGGCGAAGAGTTGGGGCTTAAATTATTGCAATCCGTAAAAGAAATGAAGGCGCACAAAAGTGATTAGTCCGCTGCTATGCGTAGCGATGGCGGTCTACTTCGAAGCCCGGGGAGAGCAGCAGATCGCCGGGCAGATCGCCATCGCGGAGGTAATCGAGAATCGTGTTCAGGACTCTCGGTTCCCGGGCGATCACTGCTCGGTCGTTAAGCAGGGCCGATACTGGGGCGGGCATCCGATCAAGCACCAATGCCAGTTCACGTTCTACTGCGACAGGAAGCCGGAGACAGTCAGAGATCATGAATCTTGGCGAACTGCTCTACTGGTAGCAAGCAAAGCGCTAAACGGTGAATTCGTCCCGGTAACAAATGGGGCGACTCACTATCACTCAAAGTCGGTCAATCCGTACTGGTCTCACTCCGGGGAGCTGACTCAGGTCATCGGAAGGCATTTATTTTATAAGCTCTGATTGTGTTATACTCGCCAGATGCGATGCTTGGGGCGTCGCTACAATTTGCGCGGGGTGCAAATGAAGACATTTCCGAAACACAAAGTCGTCGGCATAGACGGCTTGATTCCGTATGCTCTGAACTCTCGGACGCATTCTGACGCGCAGGTAGCGCAGATAGCCGCCAGCATTAAAGAGTTCGGGTTTCTTAATCCAATCATAATCGATGGCGAGAACGGCATAATCGCCGGGCACGGTCGCGTCTTGGCTGCACAGAAGCTCGGAATGACCGAACTCCCGGTAGTCGAAGCAGACCATCTCACTGACGCACAGCGTAAAGCATACGTTATCGCCGATAACCGTCTGGCCCTAAACGCCGGGTGGGATAATCAGGTTCTAACGACGGAGCTGGCTGCGCTGCAAGAGCTGGACTTCGATCTCGATCTGCTCGGGTTCGACGGGAAAGAACTCGCCGAGCTGCTAAAGCCGGAAGTCGTCGAAGGCCAGACCGACGAAGACGAAGTGCCCGCCGCCCCAGAGGTTCCGATAACCAAGCCGGGCGATATATGGGTTCTCGGCAAGCATCGGCTCATGTGCGGTGATAGCACGCTGATAAATCAGGTTGATGAGTTAATCGCTGGAGAGAAGGTGGATATGGTATTCACCGACCCGCCATATAACATAGATTATCAGGGCGTCGCCAAAAATCACGCAAAGATAAAAAACGACAAGATGAGCGACTCCGATTTCGTTCAGTTTCTAAAAGACTCAATAATGGGCTGCGAGACTATGTACGTCTGCTGCTCATGGCATTACGCGCATTTATTTAGAGAGGCGATGGTCGGTATTGCTCGCCAGCCTAAAGCAATGATCGTATGGGATAAAGTAAACCCAGCGCAGCATCTCGATAAATACTATAAGCAGCATGAAGTAATATTCTATTACGGAGATTATGGTGGCCATAAAACAGTTCGCGGCGATGTGTGGACTCTGAAACGCCAGAAAAATACGGTGCATCCGACTATGAAGCCAGTCGAGTTAATAGAAATGGCGCTATATGATAATCCAGATAAATCAGTTGTTTATGACGGATTCGGCGGCTCAGGATCGACTATGATAGCGTGCGAAAAAGCCAGTAGATCTTGCCGAATGATGGAGCTGGATCAGAAATACTGCGACGTAATAATAAAACGCTGGCAGGACTTTACCGGGCGCGAAGCAACTCTCGAATCTACCGGGGAAAAATATAACGACATGTTTATCAACGGTCGTAAGGGTAATCACGCAGATGCCAATCTTGGCGAGCTGAAGGTGGTCTCATGAAGCGCGGTAAGCAGGGAGACGGCGGCGGTCGTCCGATGATCGTATTCGATGAGGCCCAGATTGCTCAGGTCGAAGCTCTCGCAGCGGTAATGAGCAAGCGCCAGCTCTGCGACTACATGAGCGTCGGAGAGACTACTTTCCGGGAGATCGAAGGTCGCCAGCCAGAAGTTTCCGATGCGTATAAAAGGGGAAAGGCAAAAGCGATAGGCTCGATCGGTCAGTCTCTGATCCAGCAGGCCAAAAATGGCAACATCGCGGCGGCTATCTTCTATCTGAAGACTCAAGCCGGGTGGCGCGAGACGGAGCAGGAGCAGGGTAATCAGAACATCACGCTCCAGATAGTGAGGCCAGATGGCGCAGATTAGGCCGACGCTGCCGCAGTATAACTATATGACATCTGAGGCTCGGTTCCCGGCGCTTGTCGCTGGATTCGGCGCTGGTAAGACTGAGGCGGCTATCCTGCGGTCTATCTTCGGACTGATCTCAAACCCGGGCACGAATCGCGGCTTCTACGAGCCGACTTACGATCTGATCCGGGTAATCGCGTGGCCCAGATTCGAAGAGATACTCACGGCGATGGGGCTTCCG